CGTCAGGTGGTTGTTTTGACCGAAGAACAGACAGCACTCCGTGAAATCGGGCTCAGCCCTCCAGCGGTGGAACCGATCACCGAACGGGAAATGATAACCAAGCTGATCAGCACCTGGCGGGGACGGCTGCAAGAGCTTATCCCACGACGGGAGGCCCTGGATAAGGAGCTGGTGCAGGTGCAGAAGATGATCGCCTTCGGGCTGCGCGAGGTGCGCGAGCTGGAGTCCGAACTTGATGACTTAATCGACTGAGGTATTAATGGCAAACTTTGACCAGATATTCGAATCTATACTACACCATGAAGGTCGTGTCTTTACCGACTTCAAAACCGACCGCGGCGGGGCCACCAAATTTGGTGTCACCCTGGCCACCCTGCAGCAGCTACAGCCTTCGGCCACTAGAGAAGACATCGAGGACCTGGAGGAGGCCGAGGCCCGTGACATCTACCTCCGGTTATGGGACGAAGCTAAAGCCGAGCAGCTGGAGATCGACCAGGCGGCGGCCGCTTACTATTTTGATAATTATGTTAATGGCGGTCCGAGGATGGCCAATATGACGCTGCAGGCGGCTATCAACCACAAGCTGGCGGCTGGCGACCCGACACAGTGGATCAGCGTCGATGGCGCCATCGGTAACGGCACCCGCGAATCGTTGCAGCGAGTGGGCAGCGTCTCCAAGCTGGAGCTGAAAGTCCAGCGCTCCGGCTGGAACTGGAATAATGTCCTGATCGGCTGCCGGTACGGCTACCGGCCGGAACGGGGCGACGAACCCAACCGCACCAACCAGGAGATTTATATTGTCGGCTGGGAGAAACGGACCTGGGAGCTGGACGATCAGGGACGGACCTCACTGGCCGATTTTTCTAATGCTGAGCTGGTCGTAGAGCTGAAATCGCGCGGCTATAGCGGCGAAACTTTACTGGATATGATCCCCTAATGCTGACCACCACCACTATCAGCTGGGATAAACCTGCTGGCCGAGAATCGGCCCGCGCTTTCGAGTATTTTGTGCTTTATCGGGACATGGCCGCCTCTGAGCGATCCCTGCGTCAATTGGCTGAGGTGGAAGTAAACGGCACAAAAACCGGCTGGACCCAGTTGGGCCGATGGTCAACTAACTACGATTGGCAAGAACGGGTTAAGGATTACGACCTGCACATCTCTAATATGGCCCTGATCGAGGCCCGTCAACAACATGAGGGCGAAATACGGACGTACACCGAGAACCTGTTTACTACTTCCAAGGCTTTCAACGCCGCGGTGATGAAAAAACTGGCCTGGATTAGCAAGTTGCCAGCCGAGGACATACCCTGCGCTGACCTGCGCCAATTGGCCCTGACCTTCGATATTTCCAACCGCTGGCTGTGCCAGCTGATCGGTATCCAGGAGGGCCCGTCAGGCTGATATGGCTGAGTTACAAGTTCAATACATCGACCCGCAGGAGCTGAAACCGTTCGCCGACAATCCGCGACACCACTCGGAACGCAACATCCAGGACATCCAGCGCTCGATCAAAAAATTCGGCTTCACCAACCCCATCCTAGTACGCCAGGAGGATAATATGGTGGTGGCTGGGCATGGGCGCTTGCAATCAGCCCAGGAGCTGGGCCTGGAGGAGGTGCCTGTCATCTACCTCGATTTCAGCGAGAACGACGCCAAGCTATACGCCATCACCGACAACCGCACAGCCGAAACCTCCGAATGGGATCTGGTGGCCCTGGACGAACTGGTGCAGAGCCTTGAAATGGACGAGGACGAGCTACCTGATACCGGATTTTATGCCGAGGAGTTAGAGGCCTTACTATCAGAGGGCGAGTTTCAAATGCCGGACGAGTTCCCAGAATATGACGAAAGCGTTGAAAATGAAGTCCAATATATCGACTGTCCTGAATGTGGGCATCAAATCCCCAAGTGACTACAAGTCGCATTTAGATCGGATGTGGGCGTTGCACCTGGCCGGCCGTGCTAAGGGTGCGCCGACGGTTATTTCGACCTTTGCCGGTGCGGGCGGCTCCTCGTTGGGCTATTCGATGGCCGGCTATGATGAACGGTTGGCGGTAGAATGGGATGATCATGCAGTTAAAACCTTTCGTGACAACTTCCCCACGGTGCCGGTCTATGATGGTGATATTGGTTGCCTGGGGGCGGCCCAATGTTTAGACATGGCCGGAGTCGAGAAGGGGGAGCTGGATATATTAGACGGTTCACCTCCTTGTCAGGGGTTTAGTACAGCCGGCCACCGGGATATTGATGATGGTCGGAACCAGTTGTTCCGTGAGTTCTGCCGCTTGTTGGAAGGGTTGCAGCCCAAAGTCTTTGTGATGGAAAACGTCAGCGGCATGGTTAAAGGCAAAATGAAGCTGATATTTGCCGAGGTTTTAAGAGCCTTGAAAGGTTGTGGTTATCAGGTTTCGGCCCGTTTACTCAACGCCATGTATTTCAATGTACCGCAAAGTCGACAACGGATGATCTTTGTGGGAGTTCGTGACGGATTGGGAGTTGTTCCTAGTCATCCCAAACCAGAATGCCCACCCATTACAGTCAAAACGGTGTTGCCAGATTTAGTCGCCATGCACGCCAATCAGTTTGACTGTAAGATCCGATCAACTGATCGCATCAGCCCCACATTGCGGGCGAGTGCATCACCCAAAGTATTTGAAAGTGTGCCTCCCCCTTTAGAGGGGAAATATGGGAAGGTTTGGTCTCAGGTGCCACCCGGTAAAGGGGTGGGCCACTTGTTACGTCAACATAAACGGGTCTGGAAAGAGGGGTCCAAGTTTGGCGAAGGTCGCGGTAATAACAGTGTACAAAAGATTGATCCTGATCGGCCCTCCTTCACCCTGGGGTCACGGGGGGACACGTCCGGGTTTTCAACGGTGGTCCATTGGCAAGAGCCGAGGGCTTTGACGATTGAGGAAGCAAAGATTCTAAGCTCTTATCCTTCAGCTTTTCGGTTGGCCCCATCATCTTATTCCCAACAATGGGCCAGAATAGGCAACAGTGTTCCGCCTTTAATGATGGAAGCCATTGGCCGCCATATAAAAGGGGCCGTCTTAGCTAAAGTCAAATGAATCCGTTAGTTAATCTCAGCCACTACCGCAAACCGTTTCTACGCGAGCTGGTGCCGGACTACAGCTCGGAAATTATCCCGACTGACATGGCCATCCGTGACGACCTCTACCAGGCCGACCCGGTGGGCTGGGCTGAGGACTTTCTGGATGTGCACTTGTGGTCAAAACAGCGGGAGGTGCTGGAGTCGGTGTTTAATAATCGACGCACAGTGGTGCGGAGCTGCCACAGCGCGGGCAAGACGTTTATTGCCGCCGTGGCCGTGCTGGCCTTTGCTTATCTGAAGCGGCCCTGCAAGATCATCACCACCGCCCCGACCTGGTACCAGGTGACCGACCTGCTATGGTCCGAGATCCGGCGATTGTACCGTGACCGCCTGCTACCCAAAGGGTTCCAGGGCGAGGTGTTGACTACTCGTTTAAGGCTGAGCGCCGATCATTTCGCTACCGGTATCAGCCCCAACGAAAGCGTCAATTTCCAGGGCTTCCACTCCGAGAATATCCTGGTAATTTGCGACGAAGCGCCAGGGGTGGCCCGCGACGTGCTGGAGGGGGCCGAGTCGTTAATGGCCTCCGGCAACGCGCATATGCTATGGATCGGCAACCCGACTATACCGTCCGGCCACTTCTATGACGCCTTCCGGCTCGACAACTGGGCCAGGATCGCTATCTCGGCCTATGATACGCCCAACTTCAGCGGCGAGGAGGTGCCGTCAGGCCTGGAAAATGTGCTGATCTCTAAAGGCTGGGTGGAGGAGAAGCGGCTGGAGTGGGGCGAAGATTCTGCCCTGTTTGATAGCCGTATTTTGGGCGTGTTCCCTGACTCTACGGACGAACAGCTGATCTCGCTGCAGGCGGTGGAATCGGCCGTTCTGCGACGGGTGAAACCTGACGGCGAGGTGGTGATGGGGGTGGATGTGGCCCGATTCGGCTCTGATGAGACGGTGATTATCGTGCGCCAGGGCGATCAGGTGCTCGACATCCAGAGCCGCAACCAGACAGACATGATGGAAATCTGCGGCCTGGTACAGGATACCCGTACCCGCTTCAGCGTAGATCGGGTGCAGGTGGACGAGATCGGCCTGGGGGCCGGTGTGATCGACCGCTTGCGCGAGATGGGGGTCGAAGCGGTGGGCGTTAATTCGGCCCGGAAAGCGGCCGAAAGTGACAAATATTTTAACCTCAGAACCGAGCTCTGGTTTATGATTAAGGAGTGGGTTGATCACGGTAGCCTGCCCGACTACCCTAAGTTGACCGAGGACCTGTCAGCGCCGCAGTACAGTTTCACCAGCCGTGGCCAGTACCGGCTGGAGGGCAAGGACGACATCAAGAAACGGATCGGGCGCTCGACTGATTTCGGTGACGCCCTGGCTATCGCCTTATACCAACCGCCACCAAAACCGGTTTACAAAATGCGCAAGGTGCGCGGCATATGAACAGCCAGCAGTTTTGTGGCCATCTTTTCATCATCAAGTCACAGGGGCTGCCAGCCTCGGTCCCGTACAAAGTGGAGATATATCTGGATATGAACGAATTTGAGTATCTGGGCCTGGAGGCACAAGGCCGGCCCAGCCCGGACCAGGTTCTGGTCGGTGATACCGAGGCTGAGGCGCTCCAAAGGGCCAAAGATCAGATCAATGGTCAACTGCTGTTATTATGAGATTTAGCCGAATACCGCACTCTTTCTACCTGTTCGACCTCAAGGACCCGGTGATCGAGGAAGATGTCGAGGCTGGCCGTTACGGCCGCATGATTATGTTGCGCTGTGACTCGGATCTGGAGTTCCGCGATCTGGTTCACTACGACAAGACGCTATTTATCGTCACCCGCACCAAGCTGGTGCACCCGGATTACTGCCGCTATCGGCTGATGGAACGGGGGCGATTTCTTGAACTTTGTGAGGCCAAGTATGGCCAGCGCTGGGAGCGCAAGGCAGTCAGCATATGAACCTAGCAATCAAACACCCCATCTATGAGTCACTGTCGGCGGATTGGTCATTCTTTCAGATGGCCTATGAGGGCGGCCGAGAGTGGGCCAGCTGGCGGTCCGATTATGGCAGCCAGGGCCGCAGCCGCAGCGATCAAAACTTATGGCAGCATCTGCGCGAGAGCTCGGACGACTACCAGCTCCGTGTCGACCGCAGCATCTATCCCAACTATTGCCGGACGGTGGTTGATGTTTACCGAGATTTCATCTTCGGTTCTGATACCACCATCGGACGCGAGCTGGAGCTGCCGGAGATCGACCTATTCCTGGCCAATGTGGATCAAAAGG